ATTGGCGATGATCGCGGATCCGATCGTCGTGTCGCCGGTAAAGATTTGCGAGGTGTCCTTAGCCCCGGCGATCGTCGTGTTGGCCGGGATGTTGGTGCCGGTGATACTGAAACCGATCTGCGCCGCGCCCGGCAGCGTCCCTGGCGGCACGCCGTAAATCTGGTCGGACGCATTGACGGTATCGCCGACGAATGAAAACTGCTCCAGCACGTTGCCGGTGACGGTGGTGGACAGGCTGCTGATATCGAACCAGCCGAACTTGACAGCGCCGCCGGGGAAGCCGGTGTGGGTAACGAGGACGCGGGTGCCGACCCGTTTCACGATTGGAGGGGTCCACTCGCCGGTCAGGGGCGGCGAGACAGGCGTATTAGCTGAGGTGACGCCATCGACGGTCAGGAACGCCCGGCTCACCATGTCATAGGCGAAAGGCTCGTCGTGACCGGGGAAGCGAGCAGTCGAGACCATGCCCCAGGCAATATCGCCGACCACCTCCAGCGCCGTGACCTGTGTCGGATTGTCAAATACCCCGAAACCCTGGATGTCCACTGCGGCGGGGCGGCAGTACCACGATCCCGGGGTCGCCGGGTTCGGCAGCAGGTTTGCCAGCGAGCGCATGACGCCGCGCGAGGCCATCGTCGCATCGGTCGAGTCGCTAAGCGTGCGCCCGGTAAAGGTGAACGGCACCGAGTTTCGGAGCGGCACAGATCACCAACCCGCGTGCTTTGTATTACGGGCGTTCCCGTATGCCGAACCGCCGCCGAAGCTGCGGGCGTCTAGCTGGACCGCCTGGCTGCGGTTGGTCTTGTCGTCAGCCTTCTCGACATATCTGCCAAGGCGCTTCGAGGCCATCGCCGCCAGCGCGATGGAGCGGTCGTCGTCGCTGATCTCGCACAGCCGGGACGCCAGTTCGTCGATCAGATAGCCGTCGCCCGGGAACCACGGCACCGTCGTCGGCGAGACGATCGGCGGCATCTGGCGCTGGTAGCGCACCGTCACCGGGTAGGAACCGAGCGGCGGCGGGTACACATAGGCGTTGGGGGCGATGCCGAAAAAGATGCTGGCGCCTGCGATCGCCCCCGTCGTCGGCAGCGACAGAGTGACCTGCCCGATGCTCGTGTTGAGCGACAGGATCGTCGAGCCGGGCTGAACGCCTTCGCCCGCCGCAGCAAGCCCGACCCTCAGCCCCGTCGTGTCGGCCAGATTGGAAACGACCCCGGTAGTGCCGCTCATGTCCCCCGTGGTCGAGAGCACGATGCGCTGAGTAAGGGGCCCGCCCATGTCCGTCGCCCACAGACCAGGCGTCGATTGCGACGGGAATTGCGGGAACTGGTCGAACTGCGCGATGTCGATCGGCACCATGTAGATCGGCTGGCCAGATGGAAATGCTGGGCTCGGGTAGAGATACCACGCCGACTTGGTGGCGCCCGTCGCACCGCTCGACCCCGAGGTGCGCAGGTAATCCAACGGCAATGGGTAAGGACCACTGCCATACATGGACGACAGGGACGGGTTGAAGTTGAACTCGTACTTGCCGCGCGCCAGGGCAAAGTCGTGATCCTGGCAGAGATCGGAGAGGATCGCGTTCAGGTTCCGCAGAGCCTGGGTGGCGTAACCTGGCACCTTGGCTCGTTGCTTCGCCTCGTCGATGATTTCGCTCGCGGTGAGCACGGCAGCCTATTCTGCCGCCATCAGATGCGGCTTGATCTCCGGGAACAGGTCGGGCGGCGGATCGCCGGCAATGATCGCCTGCAAATACGGAATGCGGATCTCGTCGCTCTTGATCGTGTTCTCGACCTGTAGGATTTCGTTTTCCCGGTTCGTCACCGCCTGCGCGTACTGCGCGACCGCGTTGACATCGGCGGGGCTGGCCGGGACTTCCCTGTTGCGGTTGCGGCTACCAATGACGACATTCGCCTGCTTCTGGATCTCGGCGTTGGATAGGCGCTTATTGTCGTTATCAAGCTCACGCCGCAGCTTTTCTAGCAATTCCAGGTTCGACATCAGCCTCGCCTGGTGGAACGGCAGATCGAACACCGCCTTGCGGCGATCCGCCGCCGAGCCGATACGATCCAGCAGTTCGTCCAGATCCTTGCGGGGGATCGAGGCGTCCTCGCCGATCTCGTAGGCAATCGCCTGCCCCTCGCCGAGCTGAATCTGGTACGTAATACGCAATTCGCTCATTGTCTCTCCGCAATTATCAGCCGCACATTCGGCCCCTCAAGAGGATGCGACGCCCAGCGGCCCAAATTGATGGTCGTGGTCCCATCGGCAGGCAACATCACCGGATCGCCAACCGACACCCACTGCCCAACCAGGTCCATTGCTTGCCGCTGCACCCACACCTGGGCCGGACTGTCCACTTTAACCGTTATGGTGGAGCGGGATTGCTCCCCATCTCTCACTGGCGCGCTCCCTGGAAGTCAAACCCGCGTTCGTTGACCATGCGGCGCAGATGGTGCAGCCGGCCCTTGCCCTCGAAGTCTAGCTCGTGCTGCCGCAGCCGCCAGATCATCTCGCGGGCCGAGAGCCATTCTCCGTAGGTCGTCTCGACCTCCTGGCCGTGATAGTAGCGCCGGCCATCGACCAACAGTCCCTCGTCCGCGATACCTCCGGTGTCGGAAACGAACGGCATGATCGGAGTCCAGCGGACCTTTCGGCTCATCTTGTCCTGCCAGGCCAAGACTTCCATCTGCTCCTTCGGCACCAGCCCCGCCGATGCTCGCGCATGCGCCTTCGCCTTCTCGGCCGCCGCCTTCCTCAGCTGCGCTCGGCGCTCCTCGCGGGCCTGATCGTTCGCCTTGGCGAACGCCTCGCGCAGATCGTCCTCGCTCAACAGATCGCGGGTTTCCTGCGACAACGATCCGAAGAACACCTCGAACGGATCGAGCGATACGGGCGCGCCCGTCTCCGGTTCTTCGTCGAACACGGGCTGCGTCATGCCCCCGCCATCGTCCTCCGGCATCGGCGGCATCACGGGAGCCGGCTCCAAAGGCGACGGATCGGCAACCGGCTCGGCCGCTGCCAGAGCCGCACGCCCGGCCTCCCGCTCAGCCTTCAGACGGGCCTGATGCGCCCGCTGCCTCTCGGCAATCGCGGCGCGTTGCTCATCGGTCCACTCTCTCGGCATCTAGCTATGAACCCAACTTGCGCCCGCCGCAGCAGCCGCCGACACCAAGATCGGAAACCCCGTGGCCGGGTCATAGGCGATGAAGTCGCCGGGATAAATTCTGAGGTAGCCGCGGTTCGGCACGTACAGGAAGCCCTCGCGCACCAACCCGCCGATCCCCGAGATATGAGCCACCGGGGTTCCGGTGGTCTTGTCGTCGCGGATGTGGTTGTTGATGGTTTCAAGGTCGGCCGGCAGCAGGGTCGCCGGGTTTTGCGAGAAGGACACCGCGACCAACGTCGAGGTCGCCGCGGTTCCCATTGTTTTGGTTGACATTTACGGGTTCCCGGATGCCCAAGCGTTAATCATCGCCAGGGTCGCAGCGTCGATAAGCGGCGTTCCGGTCGCCCCAGCGATGGTTGTCGAGGCGGCGTCTAGCGCCGTCTTGATGTTCGCCAGGGTCCACGAGCCAGGGGTGCCGGGGATCTGCTCGGCATCCTGGATGTAGTCCGTCTGCGCGAGAGGCGCCTGACCCGGCGATAGGCTCTGCCCGTATGCCGGATCGTCCGCGTTGAGACCGCCCAAGGTCGAGGTGCCGGTGCCGGCACCCACCGCCTCAACCCGGACCCGAACGCTAACCCGAAGGCCCATATTAGCTGCCATGATCTCTCTCCTGGCCTAAGATTAGCCGAAGGCTCCGGTGTTGGATGCAGTGCTCTCAATGCGAGCAAGGAATTGCTGATTAAGAATTACCCAGCCTTCCATGTATTTGTAGCCGATCACCCGCAACTGGTTGTGCGGGTCAGCCTTGTCGGCATTGTACAGCCGGTTCCACTCGACTTTCATCAGCTTCAGCGTGGCGAACGCATCCTTGCCGAATACAAAGGTGGGATACACCGTCACGCCCGTCGCTGGAGCGGCCGGCGGGATTTGGAACAACCCGATGTCAGTGATCGTAACCGCGGTCGATGGCGGTATCTGGATCGCCTGGCCGGCATAGGGACCGCTACTTGGGCCGGATGTCGTCAACCCAAGATTCTGCGGCGCCGCGCCAGTTCCCACGCCGATATAGACGGCATAGGTGAAGCCAGGGGTAGACGGCGTGGTCAGCGAGATTCCGCCGGTCGTGACCGAGACATCGGCCGACACTTGGTAGATCCGGCTCTCGTAGAAATTTTGGTTATCCCAGCCAGTCACCTGAACCGTGTAGGTGGCGGTGCCCAAGGAGCCCACGGCATTGGCGCCGTTGACCTGCGCGACGCCGGTCCAGCTGGGCAGGATGTTGGATTCGCAGAATACAAGTCCGCCCCAATACCCGTTCTCGTTAGTGTACATCTTGTTGTGGTCGCTGAACGTAAAGAGGTTCACGCACAGCGGGTTATTCTTCAGGTCCTGTAGGCAGAGCGGGTTGGTGATCGCGACCAGATGCTCGGCCCGGCCGGGGGACATCTCGCCCTGCTTCGCGGTGTAGTCGATCGAGCGCTGGATCGTCTCGCCGGTCTGGCCGTTCCACAGCGGCGCGCCGATCAGCTTGAGGTTGGTGAACGTCCTGGTGACGGTGGTCGGATCGAGGTTGTTGCCGGCCACCAATCCGGCGCGCGACCCTGCGCTCGCGACGTAGTTTACCTGAGATCCGGCCATCATCGCGTTCCAGCCGTTGCGCTCCTTCGTCTCCGCGATCTGCATACCAAGGCGATCGGAGGCGATGTTTAGAAGATCGTCCTGCACGACAACGGTCGCGACATCGGTAAAGACGATGCGGCCGGCCCACTGGACGGCGATGCCGGTGACCTGGGTGAAGGTCAGCTGGTTCGGTGCCGGCGGCACGCCCTCAGCGACCGGAGCGATCGGCAACGGCAGGCGGTTCCAGCGGTTAGCGGTCCAGGTGACGCCGTGACCGTGATCCAGCGTCCGTTTGTCGGCAAATTGCGACAGGACGAGGTAGCGCTGCGCAACCTTCAACGCCTTTCGGTCTATCTTGCGGGTGATTGCACCAGCAAATTGGGCTGACGTATTTACCGTGACGGCCATCTAGAACCCTCCCTGCGTCAAGGGGAGGGCGCGGCCCAGCCCCCTAAAGCCTGCCACCCCTGCGAAAATACTCATCGACCAGCATGTCATCGTGTTCTTCCGAACCCGGTGCCGGCCGCCCCCTTCCAGCGGAGCCATCCCCCCGCGCGTTTGTCGGTCGTGTCGTTTGCCCAGCAACCCTGCGGGAAGCGGCGCGGCGCTGAGCCGGCGCTGCGCGGGTGGCGCGCTCCATCGCAGCCTCGCCCACCAGCCGGTGCAGAATTTCCTCACGGCTCGCCATGAGATCGCCAGCTTGACGCTTGCGTACCAATTCCGACTCGACCCGCTCCTTGTACTGCTGGTGCAGCCGAGAGGTTCTGGCCTGCTGGTTGAAATCGCGTCGGTCAAGCTCGTCCCTGGTTTGCAGCTGCTGATACAGCAGCGCCTGCTGAAACTGTTGCGCCCGCTCGTTGGCGATGAACTCTGCCGCCTCGACGGGGCTCATCATCGCCAGCCGTTCGGCCCGCTCTTGCTGCGCCCTCGCCGCGGCCATCGGATCGACCTGCGGCTGGCGCTGCTGGAAATGTTCCGCCGCCTGACGAAACCCACGAGCCTCGGCGGCTTCCCGCTCGGCCCGCTCGGCCCGTTCCCGCCACCGCTGCGCCTGGGATTTACGCCCCTGTCGCGGCGGCGGAGGCGGCTCTACATCGCCTTCTTGCCCTTCTTCTTCGCCATCATCGGCATGTTCTTCATCGGCGCCATCGCTGCCGTCTTCCCCGCCTTCGGCGGCATCATCGGCTTCGCCTTCTTCGATTTCGCCAAGGTCAAGCTCCTCGCCGCCGTCATCGACGGTGTCCGGTAGATCAGACATTCTCTTTTCCCTGAAGCTGTACGCCAGTCGGCGATCCGCTTAGGCCCCGCGCTCTAACGTTGCGCGCACGTACCGCATTGCGGTCACGGATAGGCTTGTCTCTACTGCTGGCGTTTGTCAAGGGAAAGAATGTCAATCCCTTGTGTACGAGGGCATGACATTCCCGGCAGAGGAGAACTAGGTTGCGTTTTCGGTTCCTGCCGCCATGCTGGATTTGGATAATATGGTGTCCGCAGATAGAGGCGCGTAAGGCCAAGGGCAACATCGGGAGGGTCCATGCCGGTCACCGTGATTGTTGGCGGGCAGTTCGGGTCCGAGGGAAAGGGCAAGGTCGCCCACTACATCGCTCGCGAGCGGCGCGCCACCGTCGCGATCCGGATTGGCGGCTCCAACTCAGGGCATACAGCCGTCGACAGGCAAGGCATACCCCGCGTTTTCCGGGTCTTGCCGACTCCGGCCTTGCTGGACGACGTGATTTGCGTGCTCGCGGCTGGCACCTACATCGATGTCGATATTCTGTTTTCGGAAATGAAGGTGGCACAGCTTCCAGCGGAACGGCTCCTGATCGACCCGAACGCCTACATCATCACAGAGGAGCACAAACAAACCGAGAGCCAATGGGGACTCCGTGGACGCATCGGATCAACGCAAAGTGGCACAGGTGCCGCTGTGGTTGAGCGGATTATCAGACGTTCCTCGGCGCGCCTCGCTCAACACGATCCGCGCCTGCAAAAGTTCCTGAGACCCGCCCGCTCGTTTTTGCGCTCGACCCTCAATCGCGGCGAGCGCGTCATCATCGAGGGCACACAGGGCTTCGGGCTCTCTCTGCTGCACTCCCGGTACTACCCAAAGGCAACGAGCCGAGACACTACGGCAGCCGCCTTCGTCGCGGAAGCCGGTTTAAGCCCGCTGGATGTTCGAGAGATCGTTTTGGTGCTCCGGGCCTTCCCGATCAGAGTACCCGGTGACTCTGGCCCTCTCCCCCACGAGATCGATTGGGAAACGGTGGCTCACGAAGGAGGGTGGGACACCAGCCTCATCGAACGTACAAGCGTTACCGACCAAATCCGCCGCGTAGGACGGTTCGATGCGCAAATTCCTATCGAAGCCATAGAGGCGAACTGTCCCACTCAGATCGTACTCAATCATGCCGACTACTTTGACCTCACCAGCCACCGTCATAGCCGCGCGACGGACAAGGTCATGACGGCTGTTTCAAACATCGAAAGCAGTCTCGGTCGCAAGATCGACTTCATTGGGCTTGGGCAAAGCGCTCTGATCGCCACGGAATTGGGCGTCAGAACTTTCTTGGCATAGCAATCCCACCGGCTCGCGGCATCTGGTCCGGGTGAACTTGTCCCGGCGGTCCTTTCACCAGACGGGGGCCGGCGGGCGCGGCTCCAGGCTGTGGCTGGCCGATGCCCTGGGGTTGCGGCTGGCCGCCCGCGCCCTGCATCTGCTGCTGCATCTTCATCATCATCTGCGCCTGGGCTTTCTGCTGGCGCTGCTGAAGGTGAGCCGCGAGATGGACGCGCAGGGTGCCGTGCGGATCGCCCGATTGCTGGATTGCCTGCATCGCGACCGGGATGTGCTGCTCGTCGTTGTCGAGCGGATGCACCGGCACCTCGAACCCGTCCAGCAGCATCCCGTTTTCCTGGTCCTGCGGGATCGTCAGATTGTCCCGCATATCGACAATCATGGATTGCCCGATCTCGGGGCCAAAGACATTGGATACATGCTGTGTCAGCACCTTGCCGAGGCGCAGTTGCATGCCCTCGGCCATCAATTCCTGCCGCATGCCGCGCAGCACGTTCAGCATGCCGGTGCCCTGCTGAAGCATCATGGCGTTCTGCCTGACCTGCTCGCCGCCGCGCCAGACGAAGGTGAAACCGGCCCGGTTCTGGAGGGGCCCGACCTCCTGCATGACGGCGCGCCGCCCCTCCTCGCCGTACATCCGTACCAGCATGTCGGCGTCGCGGAACTGGTAGTCGAGATCGACGGTCCACTCGACCGCCGGGGTCAGAATGCCCTCCTCGATGACCGAGACACATTCGGCCGTGGTCAGGAGATCCACGGCTTGCTCTTGAGCCACCAGCGCCTGATTTCGCTTACTGGTGCTCGTCTGCTGTGGGAGCATCGAGGGATTAACTCCAAGGCTCTGGAAAATAGCCTGAAGGGCCATCTGTACGCGGGTTGCCGCGCGAGGCGTAAGATCCGGGAACGTAAGTAGCTCGACCGAACCGGGGGCGACATCCCAAACGGCCCCGACATTATAGACGAGCGGTCCATTGCTCTTTTCAGGATCTCTTGCGACGATCGGGGCGGCGGAAAGTGTTGCGGCATCCGCGCCCTCGTTAACCGCATCGTTCGCTTCATATTGCAGGCTCTCCACATACTTGATCGGGCTCGGCCCCTTGAAGGCACCCGCCATCTTCTTGACCGGCCAACTCAGCAATGGGCAGCGGTCGTTCCAGTACGGGTTGCGCTTTGCCCCAAGCATCGTGCGGCGCGGCCCCATGAATATCCGGCATAGGCGCTTGCGGCCGTCCTTGGCGTAGTTGCCCTCGGCGGTCAGCGGCAGCATGGCCCAGACCTCCCAGACCCATATCTCCTTGCCGCCCTTCTTGACGCCGACATGAGCCAGGATTTTCGACTCGGTGTCTTTGTTCTCCTGGCCGACCCGACCCATCTCCTCCTTGAGATCCTTCACCTCGTCCTCGCGGATCGCATCCGCGTCGGCCAGGACCTCCATCTTCTCCTTGGTCCAGCGCCGCACCACGACCGCGCAGCCGCCCGCCGACAGCGCCTCCTCGACACTATCGGAGGTCGCCGGCAGCACCAGCACGTCCGGGTCGTGCAGCACCTCGTAGACCGGGAACCCCTCGATCACGTCTTCTTCTGTGATGTCCTCGATCTCGGCTCCCGGCATTTCCTGGCCGGTTTGCGGGTCGATGGGCCCGTGTGTTTCACGTGAAACAATCTGCCGCTCGACCTCGGCCCAATCGACGTAGAGATTGTACTGCCCCTCGACATCGCCATTGCGAACCAGCGCCGCGGCCACTGCCGTCTTCATCTTGGCGCGGCGGATGTAGTGGTCGCACACCGCCACCAGCGCCGGCACGGACGAACCGTCGGCGTCGATCGCCTGGACGTAGCGGCCGCCCTGCGGAAACAGCTGGTTCACAAAGCGCGTGACCCGCGCCTCTACCGCATCGTGGATGATCGGGAAATAGATGTCGGCGATGCCGTTGTAATAACGGTTGCTGTTCGCCTCGCAGTTGTAGCAGTCCCAATAGTCCTGGATCGCGTCCGATCGCTCGGCCTGATCCTCGAACCCCTTGGCAATCGTATCGAACAGCTTGTCGAGATGGGCGCGGATGCCGCCCTTCGGCTCGCCGCCACGCGGGCGACGGCCTAAGAGATCCCGGTCGCGCGACGGCAGCGCCTTCTCGGGCGCGGCGTCTTCCGCTTCGGCCGGCGCCGCGTCGGACAACTTCTACGCCTTGGGCGGCACGTAGTTGAGGGCGGCGCGGATCCGGCCGATCTTCGCATGCCAACCAGCAAACGCCGGCGCACCCTCCAGTATGTCGAGGATCGCGTTCAGCGCCATCGCGTGCCGCACCGGATGGTCTTCCGGCACCGCGACCTCGGCGGGCTCGGCCGGATCATGCGGGGTCGGGTTGATCGGCGGCGGGGGCGCAACATAATCCGGGCTGGATTCGACACTGCGGGCCATCGTGCGCTCCGTCCTATGAATCAGCGGAAAGGTAGTGCAGATTTGTAACGATTGCCATAGCGGTCTTCGCGCGTCGGCTGCGGGCCGTCTTCCTCGTCGTCCTGCTGCGGCCGACGGGCGAGCCCGAGGAAGGATTCCAGCCCCTCCATCAGAAGCCGGTATGGGCCTTCCTCAGCGTAGTCCTGAAGACGCCCGCGAACGAGGGCTCTCGCGTAACCGCCCGAAAGCGCGCGCAGGGTCCAACGTGACCTTGCCCCCACGACGACAGCGGGCAACCCGCGATGCTGCCGGCCAAGCAGATCGTGCAGCTGAATCTGGCCGGCGTTCTCCTCGCCGCCGATTCGGATATCCGCCGGAATGGCGCGAACAGATTGGATAAGACCGACATTGTTGTATTTCTCCCCATGATGCGCCGGCACCACCCAGGTCGGCGGCTGGTTCTTCGTCACCACCCGATCCGGCAGCGGCGCCTTCAGCATCGCGTCCCAGGACCGCTCGGGTTTCACCGCGTGATCGCGCGGCATGTCGGCCAGCAGCGTCGCCTCAATATAGATAGAGTCAACATGCTCGGCGGCGCTGCCCTCGCGCAGCCAGTCGGCCAGCACCATCAGCCGGTCGTCGTGGCGCTGCACCAGCATCGCCGCCACCATCCCGGCGGTCGCATTCGCCACCAGGAACAGGGGCTTGGTCGGATCGTGGTCGAGGTCTGGCGCGATGTTGTCAGCGCCGAAGCCGTCGTAGATCGGCAATCCAGGGCGCATCTGGAGCGCGTAGGCCAGCGCGTTCGGCGCGTCGATGCGCCCCGTTGGGAAGTTTAAGAGCTGCTCGGTGAGCGCCGGGAGTGGCTGGGCGAACTCGCACTCACGGGCGCTGAAGAATGGCTGCAAGCCTCGGATAAAATCAAGCTTACCCCGCGGCGCCCGCATGCCTCGCAGCGGTAGGAATACTCCACGCCTAATAGCCTCGTGCCGCAAAGGCTGCATGAGGAACTGCTCAAGACCGTCCTGCTCGACACCAACCCACACCGGATCGAAGCGCTCGGCAATATCAAACGCCAGAGCCACAATCTCATCCGGCAATAGAAGCTGCGCATCTGCGGCCCATACCACGAGTCGGTTGTTGATCCACGACCACACGGCCCAGCCGGTGCTGGCGCTGTTGCGCCCGACGGTGCGGGCCGGGTCGATCATCGCGTAGCACCCCTGCCACGCTTTCTCTCTGGGGTTTACCCGGATCATCTCGCGGCTGAAGATCCGGTCGGCCTCGCTGAACACCTGGCACATCATCTCGCGCTGCCAGATCGCGAGTTCGCCAACCTTCTCGTAGCCGGCGCGCTCCTTGTCGATCTTGGCGAGCGGCCAGACCTCGGGCCAGGACGCCTTGCGGTTGCCCGCCTCGTCCAGGTACTCGACCGGGAATATCTCGGTCGGCCAGCCCCACTCTTTCCACAGCTTTACGGGCAAGGATTCCGCGTCCATCGGCGTCGCCCGGATGCGCACCTTGCGCTCGGGGGCGCAGGCCGGCAGCAGTTCCGAAAGGAACCAGCGCAATGTCTTGCGCCGCTGTTCCGGCGTCTGCACGCTCTCGGGGCTCTCCACGTCATCGACGAATACGAGGTCGGGGCGGTGGTCGAGATACTTGATGCCACGGATGTCCTGGTCGCGGCCGATCGCCTGGATGCACACCCCGGTCGTCGTCACCAGCTTGGTCTGGGTCCAAGGGTCCGACTTCAAGTCGCCGAACAGCTCGACCAGGAGATCGTTCTGGGTCAGCTCGTAGCTGACGCTTGCCAGCCGCTCGGCCGCCCGCGTCTCGTTCGAGCTGATGATGATGATGTTGCGGTGGATTCTGAGGCACGCCGCCAGCACGATGTCTTCTTCGCCGATCGTCGATTTGGCGGAACCGCGGAACGCCATGCGGATCGAGTAGGGATCGCGGCTCCAGAAGTCGGCGACGAGATCAGGGTGGAACTCCGCGGGCGGCACCGGCTGGCCGTTGTGCATGTGCCTGTGGGCGAACAGGTTGAAATGGGCCAACCACTTGTCGGCGGCCAGGATTTCCAGAATGCCGGCGCGCGGGTCGTCGCTCATTGCCGATCGGCTGGCTGGTAGTGGATATCTAAGCAAAAGCTAAGCAATTCTGCCGATTCCGTATGGGGATAATTGGGTGTACAATTCAGTGGCTTGCGGTGACAACCGCAGATTTCGGGGGTTATCCTAAGAGTGCGATCTTTTGCGGGTTCGCGAATGGGAGGCGATTCGCTACGTTCTGATCCCATTATGGCCCCGAATAGGGAGATTGGGCTATGGCCGGCTTAGCGCACGAGCGCCTGATCGTTGCCCTTGATGTATCGGGGCTGCAAGAGGCAAGAGCCGTTGTCGCCGAGCTGGGGGATGCGGTATCGCATTATAAGGTTGGGCCGTACCTATTTGAGACCGGCTTGATCAGCTTCATAGAGGATGATCTGATTGGAGAAGGCAAGAAAGTCTTTTTAGATTTTAAGAGCGTGGACATTGGCGACACGATGCGCCGCATGTCTGCCCGTGCTGCAAATTTGCGCGTTGAATTTATTACTGTAATGGGAATGACCGGGACGATTGCTGCAGCGGCGGCCGGGCGGGAAGGCCGCTTGATTCCAAATATATTGGCGGTGACTCTGCTGACCGATCACGATAAGCATGATATGCAGCAAGAGTACAATACACCCGATGACATGACGGTAGAAGACTTCGTGTGCAAGCGCGCTTTAATCGCCGCCGCCGCTGGCGCAGATGGAGTGATTTGTTCTCCAAGGGAAGTTGCCGCGGTTAGCCGAGCGATGCGGGGTCGCCCAAATTTCTTAATTGTAACGCCGGGGGTGCGGCCAATTGGCAGCCAGAGCGATGATCAAAATCGCACGAGTACACCGTCCCAAGCGATAGAGGCTGGAGCAGACTATCTCGTCATTGGGCGGCCAATCATTAAGCCTCCCTATGGGAGCAGGCGAGACGCGGCATATCGGATATTGGATGAAATGCAGGCCGCTATGGATCACTCCTTCGCAAGGCAAAGGTTTCCCTTGCCCCAGCGAAGAGCCCGTGCAAACCTACCGAGTGCTGTGGTTCGGTAGAGCCTGCGAGGGCTTTCGCTGAGAACTACGACGGGGGCGGCTTCCCTGGCCGGGGAATGCCGCCTCGCTCAGCGCCGTCTCTGCCTCGAACGCCTCGATGCGGCTCAGTATCCAGCGAACCAGCAGCCCATACTCATGACGTGGCGCCGCCCGAAGATCGGCGCGACGTGGGTGCAGCCGTCATCCTCGTTCGCGAACACGCCCCAACCCGCAGCAGCCTTCAGTGTCGTCCTCATCACCGTCTTCCGGCTCAAAATCCGGCTCGTCCCAATCGGCCATCTCGTCGAACGGGTTGGGCTCGTCCTCGTCTTCCTCGCCGGTCGTCGAGTCGGGATCGCCGTTGACCGCGGGGTCGAACTCGTCCTCGGGGCCGCTCAAAGCGTGCCTTGTAAGCGGCAGTTGCCGCTGATCGCGCCAGCATCCTCGGACAGGATGCGGATCGCGGTTATCGGATTTGCCACCACTCCGGTAGCCGAGGCGCCGCTCGCCGACGCATAGGCTCCCGTGTTTGCCAAAAACGCCGTCTCAAACCGCATATTGAACGTATCTACGGTCGTCCCTCCAATAGCGGCAAAATGCGCCGTCAACATATTGTTGCTGGTCTGCGAGTAGCCGGCGCCCACTGCGTCGCGGTGATATCCATCCCGTTGCTGTTGGTGTTGAATGTCGTCGTCGCGACGGCCCCGACCGTAAATCCGGTCTGCGAGCCGCCGGTCAGATAATCCGTCGCTCCAGAAATCCAGGTGGGACCCGCGCCCGTGCCAAACTGCACCTTCACGGTTCCGGCCGGATAGGGTCCGATGCCGCCGCAATTTAGCTTGAATTGAGTATACGAGGGATCTATGCCGGTAAACGCGATCTCCGACACCCGGTATTCGTAAGCGGTGCCCAGCGTTACCCAATCCAACATAATCTCTACATTCGGGTCCGGGTTGGTTCCCTGATTTATAGCATAAGCCTTCCCGGAAAGATAACCGTGGAAATTATTACCGCTGAACGTAATCCCGGTGACAGCATCTCCTGCATAATCAAAATATCCGTAAAGCTGCTTTGGCGTCACCCGGTCGTCCCATGCTTGGTTCCCGACGTAGCGGGTGTTCTCGCCAAACTTGTGACCCCCCAATATTATCGTGTGAAAAGCCGCCTGCTCCGGCGATGCCGCCACCGCTAAGGGACTGCTGCCATTGTTGTAAGCTACGTTGTTGCATATAAGGCTGTTCTTGCCAAAATTGTTTATTGCGGCCCCGCCAAGATTGTAAAACATATTTTCGCAGATCACCGAGTTGTCTACCGCCTCCATGCCGCCGGCCAACACGTTGTTGCTGTCGCGGGTAAGGGCGCTGTCGTGCATCCGGTTGCCGACTACCATAAGGTGGTTCGATGTCCAGTACGGGCTAAAAATTGCCGTACCAAACCCGTAACCGCTGATGTCGTTGAAGCTCACCGAGCTGTTCACGGCATCCAGTTGTATCCCGGTATTGACGCAGATGTTACGGTCGATCGTGATGTCCGTGATAAGTGAGTTGGCGGCCTGCATCGAGGTCGCGGCACACTGGTTGCCATGCACACTGTCCGGCGCGGCGATGTGCAGGTAGTTGTCGTCCATATGGAAGTTGCGCAATGACCCGTTGGCCGCCTCGGCATACAACAGATACATAAATCCGGTGCCGTTGATGACATTCAGGTGGTCGAAGCTGCCGCCGTTTATGTTCGTGTTGTGGGCCGCGAAGTACAGAAGCATGGTCGGCGCGACTGGCGTTGCCGGGGTGTTCAAATCGAAGGTCAGGTTGCTGACCCTGGTACCTCCGATATTGGCTCCGTACCACATAAATATCGTGCTGGAGAGAACGCATCCAGGAGGGAACTTGATGATGCTGTCGGCGCCCGCGCCGAGCAGCGACACCGCCGAGAAGGTCTCGGTGAGACCGGATGGGCAGCTCATCATGTAGGTGCCGGACGGGAAGTACACCGTAGGGCTGTCGGTCCTGGCAAACAGGGCCGCCATCTTCGCGGTATTGTCGGTCACGCCGTCGCCCTTGAAGCCAAGAGATACCGCCGAGACGACTGCGCCGATCTTCGCGTTGCTCATGTTCTGGAACATGTCGGCCCGCGCGCAGCCGCCGAAGACCAGGAGCCCCGCCAGGGCCACGACCGAAACAATACGCTTCATCGCAGGATTCCTTTGCTCCTGGCCCAGTCCAGCACGATCTCGCGCGCCACCGCGTATTGCGGGGTGCCGCACACCGCCGATCCCAAGAGGACCGCATCGGCCGCGAGAGACGCCTCGGGGGACGCCGACAGCCCCGGCCGCACCGCCGCGGCCATTGCCTGAGTCCCGACGCAGCTGCGCGTCACATCGGCCGTGGCGCACCCCGCCAGCAGCGCCGCACAGAGCACAGTATATAAGGTGTGTCTCACGCCGCGGTTTGGGTCGGGGCGACGACCGCAACGGGGCGCCCCTGTTGGATAGTCGCTGCGGCCGACTGGGTGGCCGACTCCACCGAGGATGCGTGCGATTTGCGGGCAGCGTCGATCTTGTGCCAGGCCGACCAGCCGGCCGCCAGCAGCACCACGATGGCCCCGGCGACCGACTGCACTTGGCTCGAATTGGCGCTCAACGCCCAATCCCCGCCCATCGCCGCCATCACGGTGCGCAACAGCCCCGTTATGATCGGGACGTAGACCGCCCAAGGATCCTCGTTCACTCGGCCGCGTCCTACCGCGACGCAAACTTAAACCCGCGATCACGCACCTCATCGAGCGGATCACCCCCGTCCGGCACCGCCGCCCTTGGCACATCCGGCACGAAACCCACATCCACCGGACCAACCACAACCTTGCGCGACCGGCCCACCGCTTCGCGCACGGCGCGACAATCTACCGCATGCGGGAGCCCAGCCCCCTCCAGTGCTTTCGACAGGGCCTGGATGGCCTGCGTCACCTCGGCGCTGGCCAGGATTCTGGCGCGCTCCAGCTCGCTCGCGGGCGCTTTCCCGATAAAAAGCAGCTCGATCCGGTAATTCACTGTGTTTTCTCCGCTTTCTTTTCGGCCAGACGTTGGCACAGGTATTCGCAGCCACCAACGCATCGGATCGGGCTGCCGTCCGCGCCGCAGCGGCAGCGCAGCGCGATCGCCTTATTCTCTTTCATGATTCCCCCACTTTCCAATTTCTCGCCGATCATAGGCCGATGCGGGCAAAAGAAAAGCCCCGGCATGGGGAGTCCGGGGCTTTCCCTTTCCTCGGGCGTTTGACAGAGTGGAGACAACCTGCCAAACTCGGTCATCGTCAATGGCGTTCGCGACGCCTCGGAGACCGAATGACAGATAACCTCACCCCCGAGAAAAAGCAAGATCCGATCAAGGTCGGGGATGTCGTGGTTAGCAGGTGGGTGCGCGGTCCTGGCGGCCTGCACATGACGGTTCGGCGGACGGACAGCGATTTCATCGCCTGCTGCTGGACCGACGAGTTCGACCGGCTGCGCGAGAGCGTGTTCCGCGCGGACGAACTGAGGCTGGTAGAGTGACTGCACAGGTCGTTCACCTCGATAATGGCCCGCCGATCGCCTGCGTAAGCCTGCGGGTCATCGAGAAGGGCAAGCTGCGCGGCTTCTGCGACCTGGAGATCCCCGCCTGGCATCTCGTGTTTCGCGATTGCGCCTGGATGCGCGGCGAGTATGGCGACTGGATTGCGCTCCCGTCCTCCAGCTTCACCAAGAACGACGGGGCAAAGGCTTACAAGAAGCTCGTCGAGTTTACCGACAAGGACGTTGCTCGCCGGTTCAACGACACGGCCCTGGCTGCGGTCGAGCGTTACCGGCAAACCATGATGGATAGCGCCCGGAATTAGCGCACTGCCCTACCGTGCCGGGAGTAGGGGGTGCCACCCGAAACCGCCACGCCAGATGCCCGAGGTCGGACCGAGGCGGATCAGCCGCCTTAGAATAGGCCAACGGATACACAGGGCCTGCTCAATGTTTACGCGCCTCGCGCGCGTTTACATTGGGCAGTCGTGAGGCAAGGTCCTCTCAGGTGCTCAAGGCATCAAAGCTTGCGGCAGCAAGATTTGCATGCGTGCAGATACGGGCGCGCAGCGCGAACCAGCATATGCCCACATGACAACTATTGCCATACAGTGTAGATTGCTCAGCGTGGCGACCGAACAGACCGATAAGCCTTTGCAGGCCTGGCCAGGACAGCTCGGGTTCCGGAACGGCGACGACGTTCGCGTGGCCGCCGATTCCGAAATTTGGCCGCGGTTCGGATCGGTGGAATCAATTTCCCCGACCCCTCCCCCGGTGGCACGAGGTTTCCCCGAACGGGGGCAATAACAAGGACTTAGCACGATGGGCGCGGGTTCAGCGGCAACGAACCAATCCCATCGGGTCACACAGTTCTGCGGCGCACGATCTAAGCGCAACCCGACACGTTGCCGGCGGCCGCCGGTCGCAGGCAAGCGACGCTGTCATCTACATGGCGGCTGGAGCCGCGGCGACGGAGGTTTGCACCCTCGCAACACCAAGCCAGCGAACGTCAGCTATCGTGTGAAGCTGGCGCTGTTCAAAGCGCTTGGCCTTTCGTGGTACGGTGGTCGTCCGCGCAAACCTGGAAAGGTGATGACCTTGGCTGAAAAGTCAGCGGAGCATATCAGTGGCGAGATTGCGGTGTTGCAGGAGATTGTCCCTGCCGATGCGATGGTGCGCGACATATCGACATTGGGGCCGGGCGATGCGTTGGGTCGTGCGGCTCTGTCGGGCTTGCAACAGCTGATCCGCATCATCGAGCAGCCGCTTGATCTGCGCGAGGATATCACCGCTTACAAGCAGCAACGCTTGATCGGCGACATGGCGGTTGCGGCGGGCAAGCTGTACATGCGGGCGGCGGAGGGGGCGTTTAGGCAAAAGCGCGATACGGAGCTCGTGAAGCTGCTGGAGCGGCTTAAAGACCAGCAAAAACAGCCTGATACAAAATAATCGCTCCACCTGCATATTCTTGCTTGACGAGAATATGGGGTGATGCCATATTGTGCCCTGTCAACTGATGGGGACTACCGATGGCCGTATCTGAATACACAGCTTTAGGCTCAGAAGCCTACATCATATCATTCTATGCGGCGGGCAAGAGACGGCCAAGCGACGGCATAGACGTTTACGTCAATTCGCGCGATGAAGCTTTAGCGATAGCTAAGGAGTGCGTGCGCGATGCACATATGTGCGACAGTTCAGCTTGGATTGCTCGCGCTACGGTGCGGCGCTGTCGCTGATTAACGCACTCATGGGGAGAGATACGATGAGCGACGCTTTTGCGACATTCGAGGTAGACGGTTTCACGATCGAAGCGCGCACCGAATACGACGACGACGCCACGCCACCGTGGGAGCGCGAAGACGGGCACGGTGCGGTTTCGGAGTGGACGACGCGCGACAAGCGCCCCGGCGAGCGTGTGATTGCCTCTGATCGTTCGCACCGTCGTCTCTACTACGATTTTGCTGGTGCCGTCGAAACCGCCAAGCGCGATGGTTGGGACTCGCCACCGTATGACGCTGGGACTAGGGGCGAGCGCTCCGTTCGCGCGGTAGAGGCGGATTTTCGCTACCTGCAATCATGGTGCAACGACGATTGGCACTACGTCGGCGTCATCCTGTCGGTTTCGCGCAATGGCGTGATGCTCGACAAGCACGCCGCGAGCTTGTGGGGCGTCGAAGACAGCGAGCCGTCATACCTTCAAGAGGTAGCGCGCGAGCTTGTTGACGAAGCGGCTCAGGCGGGCCGCGACGCGATGGTGAAGCTCGTAGCGGCCTAGAATGTGGTTCGCGGGCCTGCTCTACTACGGCGAATAGTACTCATGGGGATAGATACAATGGCAAAGTTCAACGTGACACTGGCAGGCAACGTGCGCGCCTACGCCTGCGTGACCATCGAGGCGGATAACGAAGATGCCGCGTGGCAGCGAGCAAAGGATATTGCGGCCTCCGATAACATCTGGGGAGAGCCGGAGATCGCCTGCGGGGTAACCTTCGATCCGTCGTTCGATGACATCTATGACATCGAGGCACTGGAAGATTGCGGCCTCGATGAGGTAGAGGCGTAGTGGGGCCTTCGCACCCATGGGGAGAGATACAATGAGCGATCCTTGCCGATACTGCGCTGGGGCGAAATACCGGATTTCTGAGCGTGACGATGGGTTCCTAGCGGTGGAGCGCTGCGACGCATGCTGCGGCAATGGCGCTATGACAGACCACGAGGCAGCGAGACTAGCGCGCGACGAAGGCATCGACGCGCGCCTAGACTACCCTTGCTATGTGCAAATTGCTGGCGAACGCGTCGCTTGGGGCGAGCATGCCGCGAGGCTCGCAAGGCAGATCGATGTATGCACCGTTGCGCAATACCACCATATTGAACCGATGACCGCGCTTGAACGCTGGGAGAAAGCCGCTCGCGCGGCTTCCTTCCTCTCGCGCGCCGCCGATGAGCGCACCAAGACGCAAGCGGGATGGCTCATCGAAGACGCGGCGATGCTGCTGTGCCAGGCGGGCCTGTGCGACCTGGCCGACGAAGTGCAGGAAGCGGCCGAAGATTGGCGCCAGCCCGAGCGCGACGACCTGATTTTGCGCGTGGGAGATGCGGCGCGCGACCTGGGATATGCTTATCTGGACGCATTGCAGGAGTCGGAGCAATGATTAGGTGGTTTATCGATACAGACGATCTCGATGAGGCTTGGAGACGCGTGCCTTGGGCGGCTGAAATCTTAGAGTGCGAAGGCGGCTTTTGGGCCTTTGAGAGCGTTGCTGACGCGATGCAATGGGAGAACAACCAGCCAGGCGACGCGATTTCGGACGACGAAGCGCGGCGGCGACAGATTATCAAGGACGCCTGCGATCGAGCGTTCAACCGAAAGGGTAAAGCCATGACCGAGTGGCAGGAGCGCTTTGTCGCCTTCCTGGTGGGCCTTGGGCTGGTGGCGCTCACCGCCGTCATAGCCGGCATCTAAATAAGCACCCAAGCAACTCCTACGGCAAGCCAGACGGCAAGCGGGATGAGGCCCCACCAGACCATCCCGCGGGCCGCGTCTAAGTCGTCGCGCTAATATCTCCCGCGGCGCACGATGCGCCAGCCGCCGAAACCAAGCGGCACCTGCACGTCCTCCATATTGCCGCTGACCGGGTTCTTGCGCGTACAGGTCGCAACCCCGGTCCCCTCGTCAATCGACTTGGCGCCCGCTACCTCGTCCATCGAGGCTAGCGATATCAAGCTGTGCTGCTCGTCAATGTCGGCCATGTCGGCCTCCTAATCGTCGCGGTAGCCGTAATGTGCTGATGCTGCCGGAATGTCCTGCACGAAACAGCCCTTTTCCCACCTGACCGGCAAACGCTCTCCGGCCTTGGAATAGTTCGACTTCATAAGCTCAAGCCCGAGCCCCCCGTCCTTGTTCTTGTGCAGATACATGCGGGCTCGCACGCTGTTTTGCCACGCCACCGAGCCCGATTCGCCAGTGCCGAGAGCCCGGCCGGCAACGCTCGGGTGCTTAATGAGCAGAATCACCCCGCGCATCAATACGGCCCATCGTCTCAGGATGTTGCAGAACTGAATGACCTGCTGCTCGTCATTCTGATTGCCCGAAAACGTCTGCGTCGCGGTGTCGATGACCACCCAATTTATTCCCTCGTCTAGGCAGCGCCGGCAGTTCCTGGCGAGAAAATCGGTATGCACCATGCGCCAGTCCTTGCGGTCGAGCGTGGCCAGCGCGTTGTTGCGGCCGATGCGCGGCGCGAGACGCAACCCGGCATCGTCCAGATCCGCCATCGTCGTTCCCATCATCCGGCAGATGTCGCGCTGTCGACGCCACAACTCCTCCGCATCGTCCTCGGCAGTAAGATAGAGCGCGCGGCCCGGCTTGCAGGCGAGGCCAAAAAAAAGCCGGCCAAGTACGGCCGACGTGCACAACTGCTGGGCTATCAGGCTTTTGCCTTGCCCGCCGTCGCCGGACAGCATGGCGACCGTGCCAGCGGCCATCCAGCCATGCAGCATCCAATCTCGCGGCGGCGGCTCCCTGCCCTCCCACTGACCCGGACTGATCCAGCCCAGATCGTCGCCAGTTGGTTTGCCAAGCTCGCGCAGATACGCGACATCAGGCCCCGCCATCGCCGCCATGCCCGATCCCCCATTGATCGTTGTCCGCTACCTAACACAGCGTCCTCCCGCAGCGGAGAGGGCGTCAAATGAATTGCCTGCATCACAGGCGGCAAACTCGGCACTGCATCGCATTGATCGGATCGCGTGTGTCGCGCGGTACCCAGCCCGTCTCGAATTTCTCGCGCAACTCACGCAGGCTGGCGGGCTGGCTGTCTCTGCTGGGCGATCTGAACGTGTGGCCCGTCGCGGCCTCCCACGCCTCGCCTTGGGCGTAGGCGTCAGGATTGTTCTGCCAAAGCTCCCACCACTCGATCAGCCGCTGAAAGAAGCAGACCATGCAGTCGGTGCGGCGCGGGATGGCTATGCCTCGGACGGCCAGAAACTCGCGCACATCCGAGATGTTCATGCCGGCATCCCGGAGCGGGAACACCATCTCGACGTTTGGCACCTCTTGGTAGTCGCCGCCCTCGCGGATTTCCTCGTCTGCCCGCAACCCCACATAGAAACGCGCGGGCGAGTGCTCCATCAGGTAGGCGGCAAACGGCTCTATTTTGAGCACCCGAGTACACCATCGCTGCCGCCAGTTGGGCAACGCCGCCCATTGCTCGATCAGCCCGCCGAGCCCGCCCGGATACATGATTGGGGTGATGGGGCCTATCCTGTCGCGCAGCGCCCGCATGTGGGCGTACCATTCCGGCGGCTCGTTCCCGGTCGGCGTGCAGACGCGGGTGAACTCAATCTCGGGGTGCTGCTCGGCCAGCATGACCGCCATAGCCACGCTGTCTTTGCCGCCCGAGATCGCCACGATGTGGTTCATCGCCGCCGCTGCCGCCCGCGCCGCCGCCGCAGCAGCGCGTCGAACCAGTACTGCGTCAGGTATGTCGGTCGTCTTCTCATGGCCTTCACCCTCTCAAATACCGCTCCAGCGCGTCCTCGGGAGGCTCGATGTCGGCTTCAGCCCATTGCGCCTCGCGCCAGGCCCGATACCGCTCGGCCCACACAGAGCCCTCGGCCAGCGTCTGAACCACGAGGGACGCGCCGATCGCCGGCGACCCCTCGGCTGCTAGCTGCTCGCGCAGCACGCACGCCTGCTCCAGCGCGGCGCTGACGATGGCCATGAGGCCGCCCTCTAGATCAACCTTAGCGACCTGCAATGGCGTCATCGCGGCACCACATAGCTCTGCGGCTCCTCGCGGAACAGTCCCTGGCTTTCGGGCTTGACCCAGCCCCTCGCGATCAGCCGCTCGGCATCGGCCCGCGAGACGGGCGTGCCGTCGTCGTAGGCAAAGCCTCGCCGCCCCTCTTGCATGGTTACGATCAGCCTGCCGGTGCTAATCCGCCGCAACATCGCGACCTGGTGCGGCGTCGGCCTCTGCGCTCCTGCCATCCTTCTCCTCCAATTCCCGAACCTCGACCACGAGCGGCTGACCCACCGGCACCCGCCTGATGTGCCACTCGTCAATCCAACGGTCGTCGCCGATGATGCCGAGATGGGTTAATAGGTCGGCAATCGCCTTCGCGTTGTCGATGTCGCGGCGGCGCGAGAACGGCAACTCCATCGAGGCCGACAGCGGCACCCGGTCGGGCATGCTGCCGGGGTTCTGCGACCGCGCCAGCCAGCCCGCGTCGGCGATCCACTGACGATAGGCGTCGGTCTTGATCCTTTGCCGCGAGCCGAAGCGGTGCGTGAACAGCGCATTAGTGCTAGGCGGCGGCGGCAGCACGAGCCGCACGCTACTCGGCTGCATCGGCGATCTTCCGGCTGTACTTGCGCGGCGGCACCGGGGCGGCCTCCTCGGCCTCCAGCACCAGCGTCTCCAGGCCGATGCCCGTCATGAGCGACACCTGAAGCGCCACCGGGAACGATACCTGCATCGACGCCTCGGCCGCCGCGATGCCGGCCAACTTGTAAATCTGGCCACGCGGAAGCTCGTGCTCACGGGCAAAGACGTGAACGGCAAGGCCGCGCTCGGTCAGCCAGCGGTGAAAGCTCGTTTCCATGCCGGCATCGTAGGCGCTATTTTCTGGCGATTCAAGAAAGTTGTTGCAATGGCCGGCCGTGAAGCGTATTCCGGGCGGCGGAGAAATTGGAGGTGGTGATGGCAGAGATTGGCGACAAGGCGACCGTTCCGGCGTGGGAATGGGTCGATGTCAAGAACGAGGACCGTTACGGCGACCATTGCGGCATAGACCGCGGCGGCAAGGTCGAGGTGCTGGGCCAGTTCGACGGGCAGCGGCTGCTGGTTCGCTACACCAACGCCGGCATCGGTAATAGGGGGACGGAGTGCCGCGACGGCACGATCTTCCTGCTGGATGTCGAGCGCTTCGCCGCCATGACGGAACGTTACAAGGCGATCGAACGGGCTGAAAAGGACGAGAGGGCAAAGATACGCGGCCTGCTCGGGTGGTGGTCGCGATGATGACACGGGACGAGGCTTTCGAGGAAATGCTGGGAGTGATTGCCCGGCTGCAAGGAGATGGCGCGCTGTCGTTCGAGCGGGTCCAGGAGCTTAACGCAGTCATATGCCGATATGGCTCGGCCTGCGCTCATTGGGGCGCGGAGCTGGTGCGCTCCGATAGGGATGCCGCGCGATGAACGGCGGGATGACCCCTGACCAGCTGGCCTACCGCAAGCGCTACGTCTGCGGCTCGGATGCCGCCGAGGTGATGGCGGGCAACTGGAAACAGCTGTGGAAGATCAAGACTGGCCTCATCGAGGAGCCGGACCTGTACGACAAGCTGTCGCCGCAGCTGGACTATCATGTGCTGAAGCACTTCACCCGCGAACGGCTGGAGTTGACCCGCCTGCTGGGCCACGCAACCGAGGATCTTAATGCCTTCTGGTACGAGAAGCAGACCGGCCGGAACGTCGAGCGCCGCAGCGAATGGGTCACCGCTTCTGACCCATACGCCTTTATGGGCGGGCATCTCGATGGTGTCACGACGACATCGAGAGGGCAGTCATGCTATTGGGACGCGAAGTGGACCGGCCGCGCAGACGAAGCGTTCGTGCTGCGCCACACGCCGCAGGGCGTTCACAACGCGACGATCCTGGGCTTCGACTATTGGGGCCTATCGGTCTTCATCGGCAACGGCAAGTGGGAATGGATCGAGCAAGCCGTTGACCCGCTATATCAAGCGATGCTGATCTCGACCGAGCGCGAGTTCTGGGGCTATGTGACCAGAAACGAGGAGCCGACCGATCTCGTGGTGCCTAAGGCGCCGCCAAAGCCGCAACCGAAGCTGCGCCACGTAATGCTGGATCAGATGCGCGGCGAAGACTGGCCGAATTGGGCCGGACAGTGGATCTCGCTGGCCTCGAAGTTCGCCAGCACCAAAGCATCAGCCGACCTGCACGCCATCACTCGCAAGGATATGTCGGGGCTCGTGCCAGAAGACGTTGGCTTGGTGAGCTTTGGCTTGGTCAAACAGCGCCGCGACGGCAGGGGAGTGGTGATAACCCTAGACAAGCCGGAGGCGTCTGATGAGTAGGCCGGTGAAATTCGACTTCGATGATTCCTTTGAGCCTGAGCCCAACAGCGGCTGCTGGCTATGGACGGGAACACTAAATCACGGCGGATATGGGAAGCTGTGGATTAGAGATGGTGGCCGGCCCACGGGCTGGCGATCAACCTCGGCCCACCGATATTCCTACGAAAGGTTCATCGGACCAATTCCCGACGGACTGGAGTTGGACCACCAATGCCGCGTGCGATGCTGCGTCAACCCGAATCATCTAGAGCCAGTAACTCACGCCGAGAATGTTCGACGCGGCATCTCTGGAGAGGTTAACGGGGGAAGAATGCGGGCGCGAACGCATTGCATAGTGGGGCACGAATTTGCTCCGCCAAATCTTAAAATTGACAAATACGGGCGACGCATTTGCCTTGAATGTAGAAGAAGGCGAGATCGGGAGAGAAGAAATGGCAATTGAATGGCGCGACGTGCGATCGAGCACTGTGGCGCGCGTCGGTTGGGACGAGGAGGCCGACGAGTTGCTGGTGGAGTTCTCCAACAAGACCGGCTCGTCCGTCTACGCCTACCCCAACCAGGGGCGGAGCGCCTACGAGGATTTGGTCAACAACCCGTCGCCCGGGTCTTATGTGGCCCGCTGGCTGCGCAACGCACCATCAAGGAGAATTTCATGACCATAGATCAGGAGACGGGCGAGGTTGGCGGTATCGGTCGCCGCTGGAGCAACCCGGCAGGCGAGATATTCGGCGCGCTGGCGAAGGCGCAGGCGAACATCAAGAACGCCGTGAAGGACAGCCAGAACCCGCATTTCAAGTCGCGCTATGCTGACCTGGCTTCGGTCAAAGAGGCGTGCTGGGACGCTCTGACGGCCGCCGGGATAGCGGTCGTTCAGATGCCGGTCAATGATGGGCCGAACGTCGGGATCGTGACGCTGTTCGCGCACCAGAGCGGGCAGTGGATCGAGGGAACGGTGTTCGCGCAACCGACCAAGTTTGATGCGCAGGGCGTCGGCTCCGTCATCACCTACCTGCGACGGTACAGCCTTGCGGCAATGGCGGGCGTCGCCCCTGACGACGACGACGGCGAGGCTGCGGTGGGCCGCCCAGCGCCCCAAGCCAAAGAGTGGGGAGCTAATGGACTTCGTACCGTCCCGCGCCGCCAGGATGCCGCAGCTGTCGGACCCGACCAACGGGACGCGAAGCAGCAGGTCCGCGAACTGATGGACGCGATCGACGCCACCGACGATGCCGAGCTGCTGCTGCGCTTCGCCGAGTGGCCGCAGCTCCTGGAGCTGGACGAGGTGCTGAAGCGGGCAGTGACGCCGGCTGCGCAGGCGGAGACGATCGCCATGCTGGTCTCCCGGGCCGCCAAACGGCGGGAGGGCCTGATCGGCTCCCTCAAGCCGTTCGGGTTCGACCAATGAGCGATAATAAATCCGCGAATAAATTATCCGCCTTCGCCGTCAGTCTCGTGTTCGAGGATGGCCCGATCGTCACCGCGACGTATCTGGCCCCGGACGCGATGCTGGCGCTGGCCCTGGTGTCGGTAGATGCCGCCCGGCAGACCGACAAGCGGCTTGTCGCATACGGCGTGCAGCCGATCGGCGAAGACTGGCTGCGGCACGCGCTGAAGGTGGTCGAGGGTAACGGGCCGAAGGCCCCGGTCTTCTCGCTGGTAAACCGCGGCCTCGGGTCGCTGGCGGCGCATACCCAGGCTGAGGATAAGCCTAGCATCATCGGAAACCGCTGCTGGCGTCACCCTGAACAGGTCGTGATAGATGGCTTCTGCCCGACGTGCCACGGTCCAAATCTGGCCGACCCAGCATGAACTTCGCGCCGATCGCCTTCGTGGACACGTTCGATTTGACCGCCTCGCTGCGTACGAAGATGGGGCTGTTCAAACCCTATGGCGATGGCCTTCTGTCCATCCCGATTAGGGGTCCGAGGGCGAACGCCGACGATCCCGACGACGATCTGGCCTTCGGGACATACAAGCACGCCTGGGTCGAGGCAAAGACCACGATATCCCGGCTGAAGCGCATCGGCGATCAGCTAGGCGGCGCTGACTTCGGGCGTGTCGCCCTGCAAATGCTCAAAGCCGGCGCCACCCTGCCGTGGGACATGGAGAGCGGCCCCTACTACGACCGCTTCAGCCGCGCGGTCCTGCCGCTGCGCACCAACCCAGGAGTCATGCTGTACTCGGGCGTCGAGTCTTGGGCCCCCGTCATCGGGCTCCTGACCGTGGTCAACCACCGGGTCGTGCAGAGCGCGATCAACCTCGGCGAGCACCCGGCGATCTGGCTGTCGCTCGACTTTTGCAGGAAGGAACCACCATGAGCATCGACGAGCGGGTGCATCGATGAGCGTCCGTATGATCGTCGGCGACGCGCTCGACCAGTTGCGGCGGCTGCCGGCCGAGAGCGTGCATTGCTGCGTGACTTCGCCGCCGTACTACGGTTTGCGCGATTACGGCACGGCGCAATGGCAAGGCGGCGAGCAAAATTGCTCCCACAGCATCGGAGGCCAAGTTCAAGACAATAAAGCGCCCCGCGCTATCGTCAGTGGGGTCCGGCCCGGCGTAGACGCCAGCCGATGCCGTATATGTGGCGCAACTCGCATTGACAGCCAAATCGGGCTTGAGGCGACGCCGGACGCCTATATCGCGGCGCTGGTGGCGGTGTTCCGCGAGGTGCGCCGCGTGCTGCGGAAGGATGGCACGCTTTGGCTGAATATCGGCGATAGTTACAATACCAGGCAGGCACGCCGCAGCCGCAATTTTGGCGACACCAAACCAAAAGACCTGATTGGCATCCCGTGGATGCTGGCCTTCGCGCTGCGCGCCGATGGCTGGTGGCTGCGCCAGGACATCATATGGTCAAAGCCAAACCCGATGCCCGAAAGCGTCACCGACCGCTGCACCAAGGCGCACGAATACCTGTTCCTGCTGAGCAAGAGCGAGCGGTACTATTACGACGCGGCGGCGATTGCGGAACCGGCAGTCAAGGCCGGCCAGGTACTCCACAGCTACGGCACGGCGGCAAAAGACCGGCAGGACGTATCCGAGACGAACGACCGGCGCACCCGAATTGGGCTCGCTGACTGGAACCAAGCATGCCCGGAAACGCGCAATAAACGCTCGGTCTGGACCGTAGCTACCAATCCATACGCTGAAGCGCATTTCGCAACTTTCCCTGTTGGCCTAATTGATTCCTGCATCCTGGCCGGCTGCCCGAGAGGGGGCGCGGTTCTGGACCCATTCGGCGGCGCTGGCACGGCCGGCCTTGTCGCCGACCGGCTCGGCCGTGACGCCATCCTGATCGAACTCAACCCGCTATATGCCGACATGTCGGAGCGCCGCATCTACCGCGATGGCCCGCTATTCGCCGATGTCGCAATCGACACGATGGAGATTCCCGATGTCGCAGAATGAAGTGACGACATCTAGGCGTAATAAAGCCCGGTAGCGTATCCATCCTTCTGAAGTTTAGGAAGTTGGCCGCGGAGCCTTTGACCTATATCAATTCTAAAAAAAGGCGAGGCTGGAATGGTCAGTCGGTCCAGCACGCGATACGCCTTCCCGCGCGCCTCGGCGACGCTCTCGCCCGTGCCGGTGGAGACCAGCACGTACGAACCGGAGGTGACCAGATGAGAAGCGTTCGCGAGCCCACCGCCGCCGAGGTTTGGTACGCTGCCCATCGCGACATTGCAAAAGTGAAGGCTGTCCTCAATGCCTGGGGTTACCCCCCAGATGGGGACGTTTACAACCTCATCCGGGCGTTCATGGCCGAACGGATACGGCGGGAGGGCCATGACGACCCCGACCGCGACCTCATTCAATCGCCGTGACTTCGGCGGCTTGCCGGCGGCCAGCCCGGCCATGAATTCGATAGGCTCGCTATGAAGTGCAAGCTCGATATTGATTGCTGGATAACCAAATCGACAGGTGAACTCCAGGGGCCACGGGTT